GCAGTCGTTCAGGACCATGGTGTGATCGGCGCTGTCGCCGAAGTTCGTGCCTTCGACCGTGAACGTCAGCTTGTACGTCATGGCGTCGGCGTTGGCGCCGAGCGTCGACACGGCCGCCGCCCACGCGCCGGTCTTGCGCGCCAGGTCATAAAGCAGCTTGTCGGTCGCATCGGACAGGTCCGTCATGTGCGCCGTGAAGCTGAACGACGGGAACACGCGGTTGGTCTTGCGCAACGTCGCGAACTCGCCGCGATCAAGGTAGGCCGTCGTCTCGACGAGCCCTTCGTTGAGGTTGTCGATCGAGAAGTCGCCCGCCTCGTACACGATCGGCATGCTGAGCGGCGTGCCGGTGTTGTCCGTAAAGGTGAGCGTGCCGTCGCGGAAGTTCTTGATAACCGTGCTTTGAGCCATGCTACACCTATTGGAGCGGGAGGGTGTGGACGATGCGGAAGGCTACCACCCCGATAACCCACTCGCCGGTATCGGTGCCGGCTTGCGACGTTTCGAGGACTTGGACCTTGTAGGAGCTCGGCCAGTTGGCGTCGTAGACCATGAGCAGGTTGATCACGGCCTGGGCGCCGTCGAGGCTGTCGTCGTAGCTGTTGCTCATGTCCTTAGGCGCCATGCGCCACGAGTACCGGATCTGGAGGTCCGTCTCGACGAGCGTGCCCTCGGCGGGTTTGCCCCGGTACTGCCGGAGGTCTTTCGTCGCGAGGGGATGCACCACGAACGCCTTGTGCGCGATGCTGTCCGCGTCGCGCCCGAACGACTCCGGCAGGACGCGCGACTCGCGCCAGCCCGAGAGCGTAAGCATCCGCGTCGTCACGTCCTCGCGGAGCTGCCTGACGGTCTTAGCCGCCATAGCGGGTCCACGACGCGTGCGAGAGCCCGCGGCCGTTCGTCCAGATCTGCGACGAGGCCGCCTTCTTCTTCGTCGGGTCGACGCGGTTGTCGTCGGCCTCGTCGTAGGTAAATCGAAGCGCCCCGTAGGCCTGCTCGAAGCTCGTCAGGTAGTGCGCGGCGAGGGCTTGCCACCGCCCGCCGTCGCCGGCCGACGTGCTGTAGTCGATGAACACGAGGTGCAGCGCCAGCATGAGATGGCACTCGCGAAGCGCGCTCGGCTGGATCACGAGGTAGGGCCGCCGCCCCGCGCCGATCAGGCGGGTGCAGATCGTGAAGAAGGCCTCGTCGATATACGGCTGGTAGCTCGCCGCGGCGCCGAGGAGCGACGGGAGGTCGCTGTGCCGCTGGGTAAGGTCATCCTGCGAGATCACCGGGTAGAGCGTGCGCCGACAGAGCGCCGCGTCCTGACGGAACGTGTGGGTTACGGCATCGGGCATCACGAGCGCCCACTCGATGAGCCAGCCCTCGCCGAGCGCCTCGGCCGTCGTCGTCGCGCCCGTCAGGGAGTAGGTGGCGATCGTGGCCACCGTGACGGAGGCGGTCACGAGCACCGTGCCGTCAGGCCGGGACACGGTCACGGTGCCGCTCGTCGGCGTCGCCGTCGCGCCCGCGCGCGAGGTCGGGCACGAGATCGTCTGCGTCCGCCCGCGCTCGAGCGTCTCCGTCGAACGGAATCGGGCGGTGTAGACAGTCTCGGCGAGCGACATCGATGCCCCCTATCGGCCCTTGTCGGTTTGCTTCTGATCGGCCTTCCGCGCCGTGTCCTGCGCCACCTGGCGCGCCTTGTCGCTCGCCATGCCCGACTCACGGAGACGCTGGGTCATCCGCTCCATGGCCTCGCGGTAGCCGGCGCGCTCGCTCACGCGCGGCCTCGGCGCGGCTTGGGCGCGGGCGCGGCGGGTGCGTCGTCGCCGACCACGGGCGGCGCGTAGAGGCGCTCCATGGCGGCGCGCATCCCGTCGAGGAGGGCCTCCTCGTTGGCGAGGGCGTCACGGTGGAACGGCGAGCTCGGCGCCTTCTCGCGCCACTCGTCGACCTTCTTCTCATGGCGCTCGATCTGGATGTTGATGAAGTCGGCGTCGGGCAGCTCGATGTATCCGTTCACCACGAGGCGGCGGCAGAAGGCCCAATAGCCCTCCTCGTCGCTCTCGATGCGCGTCTGCCCGGCAACGACCTTGGGCAATTCCCACTTCGACATGTGGACCGTGCCCGCGACGCCGTCGTAGGCGACGACGTAGCCGCCCGGCTCGGCGTCCCAGGGAATGATCGTCCAGCCCCGGCGGCGCTTGGCCACCTCGGCGGCGGCGGTGTCGCCGCCCTGGTCGACGTTGGCGACGCCCGGGTCAGCGCGCAGCGTCGAAAGCATCGGGAGCCACTCGCCAGCGCGATAGGTCCACTTGGCAGGATGGTGCAGATACCAGAAGGTCGGAGAGGGCTCGAGCCGCACGAGCTCGCGCATCGCCTGCGGGCGACTCGCTGCGCGGCCCTCGAACTGTCCCGTTCCACTCGTTCCAAATGTCGCTGCCATCGTCGCTCCTTTGTGTCGCAGACTCAGATGCGCCCGCGCAGGTAGGGTAACCACCGACGCGGGCGCGTGCGTGTCTGAGAGGATCAGGCGTCGGAGAGGATGCCGACGCCGCGGAGGTCGTCCAGCTCGGCGACGCCAACGAATGCGGAGCCAACAACGATGGAACTCCCCGAACTGGCGTCCCTCTCAATCTCTACGAGGATGGGCGACTGCGACGCGATGGTCGCCCCGCCGAGGATCGGGGCAGCGGTCGCGGTCGCCACGCCGATCGCGCCGGGGGCGATCATCATGCCGAGGCGATCGGCGCCCGCGTTGGCGGTATTGATGCCGTTCGCCGAGGAAAACACGTCTACGCCGAACAGGTTTCCGCGGAAGCCGGGGCCCTTCGCCTGGACCTGATCCTGGCTCGTCGCAAGGTACTGGCCGGGGCCGGTCTCGGAGCGCAGCGAGGAGATGAGGTCGTTGATCTGCTGCGGGTGCAGGATGGCCGTGAACATGCCGTCCGCGCTGTTGAGCTGGAGCTGAAAAATCGCGGCGTAGAAGTTCGCGACCGTGAGGTCAACGCCCGTGGAGCCGACCGAGGTCGAGAAGCCAGACGCCAGATCGCCGAGCATCGCAGTCACGCGCTTGTTGTACGCGAGGACCATGTCGGCCGCGATGTTCTCGAGCGTCACGTCGAGCGCGATGCCCGCCGAGGTGAGCTGCGCAAGGTCGCTGATCTGGCGACGGAGCGCCTGACGAGCGATGGTCACGTTGGCGTTCGTCGTGGTGAGCGCGGTGTTCGACACCGTGGAGTTCTCGGCCACGGACGCCATGGCGTTCGCGCCCCAGCTCACGACCGGCACCTGCACGACGGTGGACCCGGAGCCGTTCATAGAACGGAGCTGGGTGATGCTCGGGTGATTGACGAGCGACGCGGTGTCCGTCAGCTTGGTGACGACGAACTGGTTGAGGATCGCGGCAACGCGGGCGTTGCCGGACAGACCGGAAAAGTAAACTTCGTTGGCCACGGGGGCCTCCTGACAGATTGGAGGGTTCCCGCGCCTTTCGCTTTTTTACGGGAGCTCGACCCCGTGCGCGTGCGGGGCGCTAACCCCGCACGTCCACCCTACGTCCTCCGCGACAAACTGTCAACCCGTGCGGAGCGCCGCCATGATGGCCTCGCGGTTCGCGCGGAAGTCCGCGGGCGACAGCCGCGCGATGGCCTCGGCGCTCCATGCCTGCGGTTCGCTCGGCGCCTGGGGAATCGTGCCCGTCGAGGTGCGCGGCGAGGGCGCTACCGGCGCCGCTGGCGCGGCCGTGGTCGTCGTCGCGGGCGCGGCAGGGGTAGAGGCCGGGAGGTACGCGCGAACGGCCTTAGGGAGCGCGTCAGGGACCGCCAGCCACTCCGACAGCGGAGGCCGCCCCTCGGCGGCGAGCTTGGAGTACGCGTGCTGCACGTACTCCATGCCCTCGGCGTCCGTGATGCCGGCTGCGGCGATCTCGCGCTCCACGCGCAGCGCCTCTCGCTCGGCCTTGCTCGCCGCCTTGACCTCGTCGACTTGCGCGCGCCACTTCTCGGCCTGGGCCGCGACGGGCTCCAGCTCGCCGACACGTCCCTCGAGCTCCTTTACGCGCGCGACAAGCTGGCGAATCCGCGCGGAGGCCGCGCCCTGGTCCGTGGTTTCCGTGATGACTTCATCGCTCATGCTTACCCCTTCGTTTCGGCTTGAAGCCGAGCTTTTTGCTTTAGAATCTTGTTCGCCCATCGGCGCCCGGCGTCGCCGCCCCAGAGCAGCCACGCGATACGGCCGGGGCTCGGGTAGTCAGGGTGGCCCGGCTTCGCCGCGGGCGCCTCGAGGTCGACGGCGTGACGCGCGAGGAACGACGCCATGCGGCGGACGGTGTCGATCGAGAGCGTGCGCCGGTTGGAGAGGTCACGCGCACGCGCGACACCTACGACCGTCCCGCCGCGCCCGAACTCGCGACGCAGCTCGAGGCCGCGACGCGCGGCGGCGGCGACCGTGGCCGGCGGGCGCAAGTCGAGCGGCACTACTCGGCGGCCTCGACAGGAGCGCCCGTCAGGTAGCCGCGGGCCTCGCGGATGCTGGCGAGCAGGTCGCGTAGCGTGTCGGCCTGGTCGCCGGTCGCCGCTTCGAGGAGCAAAGCGACGGCCTCTTCCGAGGCTACCAGCTCGTCGACCGCTTCAGCCATGGCCTCGGCGTGGGATACGTCGTTGCCGGGCGCCGTCGGCGTTGGCGTCGTTCCTCCTTCCGGCGGCGGCGTCGGCGGCGTCTCTGCTCGCATGGTGCGAATCGCGGCGAGCTGGGCGATAGCGTCCTGTT